TGGGCAATCTATGATGGTACGGCATGGCAACAAGTAGATAACACAGATGCCGTTGTAAGCGTAAACGGATTTACTGGTGCGGTTTCTTTGACTACATCAAACATAAGCGAAGGAACTAACCTTTATTATACCGATGCAAGAGCAAGAGGTTCTGTAAGTGCTGGAACTGGAATTAGCTACAACTCAACAACTGGAGTTATTACGAATAGTGCACCAGACCAAACAGTTAGCTTAACTGCATCAACTGGTATCTCTACAAGTGGTACTTATCCTAACTTTACGATTACTAATACTGCTCCAGACCAAACTGTAAGTTTAACAAGTGGTACTGGAATTAGTGCAACTGGAACTTACCCAAGTTTCACAATAACAAATACTGCACCTGACCAGACTGTATCTTTAACTGGTGCTGGTACTACATCAATAAGCGGAACTTATCCAAACTTTACTATAACAAGTAATGACCAATATGTAGGAACCGTTACAAGTGTTAGTGCATCTTTACCTATATCATCAACTGGAGGTGCAACTCCAAATTTAAGCATAACACAAGCTACTACTTCTACTGATGGATATTTAAGCAGTACAGATTGGAACACATTTAATAATAAAGTTTCAAGTGCTACATTAGCTGGATATGTTCCATATACTGGTGCAACAACTAACGTAAATTTAGGTACTCATACTTTAAGTGCTGCTAACTTAGTTGTAAATCATACAAGCGGAAGTGGCGTAGCTGCATCAATCACTAAAGGTGGTAGTGGTGAGGCTTTAACTGTGGTTAAGTCAAGTGGAAGTGGTAATGCTGCAAGTATTACTGGTGGTGTTACATTATTGAGTGAATTAAACTTAACAACTGATTTAGCTGATGCTTACATAGCAAGTGCAACAACTTGGAATGCAAAGCAAAACGCAATAACATTAACAACTACTGGAAACAATGGTGCAAGTACTTTTGTTTCTAACACTTTAAATATTCCTACTTATACCTTAGCTGGTTTAGGTGGTATTAACTTAACATCTTTAAGTGCGACAAGTCCTTTATTATACGATAACACGACTGGTGTATTCTCAATACAACAATCAAGCGGCTCACAAGCTGGTTACTTATCTGCTGCTGATTGGACAACGTTTAACAATAAAGTTCCAAGTACAAGAACATTAAGCATCAACGGAACTGCATATGATTTAAGTGCTGATAGAAGCTGGACAATCACTCCAAATGTAAACGCAACTAATACTCAAGACTATACTGCAACTGCTGCTCAAACAACTTTCACAGTTACTGGTGGTTATACAGTAGGTCAATTAGCGGTTTTCTATAATGGTTCTAAGTTAGCATCTAATGAGTTTACTGCAACTAATGGCACTACATTTGTTTTAGCTACTGCTTGTCAAGCTAATGACATAGTACAAGCGGTGGTAGCCGTAACTGGTGGTGGCATCGGAGGTAGTGGTACTACTAATTATATCTCTAAATGGACTGCATCTGGTGTGTTAGGCAATAGCTTAATATTTGATAATGGTACAAGTGTTGCTATTGGTACAACTATTGTAAATGAAAAATTTGTAGTTTATAATACTTTAAATGATTACTCATCTGCTAAATTCACAAACAATTGTACTACTGGTCAATCTTATGGACCCTTAATACAAGCAGGAACAAATTCAACTGATGCAGCATTAAGAATTCAAAGCCAATCTGGTACATCATACTTACATATTACTGGTGCTGGTAATGTTGGAATTGGAACAAGCAGTCCAAGTCAAATTTTAGATGTTAGAACTACAAGTAAGGCAGTAGCAGACAGAGATGGAGTAAATTTATCAACTACTAATGCAAGTGCTGCTAATTTAGGTTTGCCTTTAATTTGGTCTGCAAATGGTAGTATATCAAACTATGCAACTGCAAGTATTGCTGGTCGTAGAGAGAGTGCAACATCAACAAATTATAGTGGTTATTTACAATTTGCTACTACTGATTCAAGTGGTTCAATGGCGGAGAGAATGAGAATTACCTCTACTGGTTTTGTAGGAGTAGGAATGAATTCCCCAACTGCTAAAATCCACATTGAAGGGCAAAACTGGACTACTGGAAATTTAGCTGATTGTTGGAATGCACCATTTTTTAAACTTACTCCAAGACCATCTACATCAAATGGTTCAGTAGTATTAACTAATGCTGGTAGTGCATCTACAATGGCTATTCAATCTCTTAGTTCCACAACACTTGCAGAAGATTTGTGCTTAAACCCTTATGGTGGCAATGTATTAATAGGTACAACTTCTTCGCCATCCTCTTATGGTAGAGTAACAATTAGAGCATTAAATTCTGGTTTAACTATTCAAGATGCAAGTACAAATGGTTATAGAGCCATATACCCACAAAGTGGTGCTTTATATTTTTACAATGGCACAAATGAAGGTTATCTATCTTCTGGTGGTACATGGGTAAATGCGTCTGACATTACTATAAAAAAAGATATAAAAGAAATTGAATATGGACTAAAAGAGGTAATGGAATTAAAGCCTAAATGGTATAGAATGATTGAAGATGACTTAGAGCAAATTGGATTTATTGCTCAAGATGTAGAAGAAGTATTACCAGAATTAGTAAGTACAAGTGAAAAAGGGATGAAAGGATTATCATATGGTCAATTAACTGCCGTACTTGTTAAGGCAATCCAAGAGCAGCAAAAGCAAATCGAAGAATTAAAACAATTAGTAAAATAAAATATTATGGGTAGATACAATCCTCAATATAATTCATATGTTTATGCTCATACAAGAGCAGATAAAAAAATAGTGTTTTATATTGGGGTTGGTTCTTCTCCTAATCATAAAAGAGCAAAAGAAACTCAAAAAAGAAATAATATTTGGAATAAGATATATAATAAAACATCTATAAAAGTAGATGTAATTTTAGATAATATAAGCCATAAAGAAGCTAATTCGTGGGAAGCATATTTGATTGGATTATATGGTAGAATGAATAATAATTCTGGATATTTATGCAATATGACAGACGGAGGCGATGGAGTTAGAGGGTGGGTAATGTCTCAAGAAATTAGAAAGAAAATGTCAGAAGCTAAAAAAGGTTTTAGACATAAAGAAGAATCTAATTTAAAAAATAAAATTTGGCATTCAAAACCATTGGTACAAATGACAAGAGATGGTCAATTTGTAAGAGAATGGGATTGTGCATATGATGCAGCAAGAGAACTATTTGAAAATAAAGGTTCATCTAAAATAAGCGATTGTTGTAGAGGAACGAGAAAAACACATAAAAACTTTACTTGGAAATTTAAAAATCAATAATATGGGCATTCCGCAACGATTAGGTACCATCCCTTTAGCAATATTTACAGACGCATCTAATAACATAGGTATAGGTGGCTCTCCTTCTGGTAGCTTTAAGTTTGAAGTTACTGGAACTACAAGAATTTGGGATGGCACACAAGGTTTTAACATTCGTGCCTTTACTGCTGGTGCTGGATATGGTGCAATCTATTCTACTCAAGTAACTCCAAGTAATACAAACTTTGCTTTAGTATCAAATGGTGCATCTACATATCTTAATGCTACCAATGATGCTGGTATAAGTATTGATAATGGAACAAAAGGGATATTTTTAGTTTCTACTGGTAATGTAGGAATTGGTATAAGTAGTCCAAGTGCATTATTACAAACAAATCAAACTGGTACGACTGGATATTTTTATAGTGGTCAGCAAAGTGGAACTGAAATAGCATATTGGTATTACAATGCAAGTGAGGTGCAATTCTCAAGTAAAGCATCAACAAGAGCATTGACATTCTTGACTAATGATACCGAAAGAATGCGTATTACAAGTGGGGGTAATGTATTAATAGGAACAACAGCATCTTTTGCATCAGGAAGATTTTGTCTTTCAGCTAATTTGAATGGAGAAAACGGAATAGCTATGAGAAATACAAGTTCTCTTACTGGAAATTATATAGTTTTTGTGAATCAAAGTGATGGTTCAACAGGTAGTATATCAATGAATTCAAGTTCAACTGTTCTTTATGTTGCAACTTCTGATTATAGATTAAAAGAAGATTTAAAAGAATATAATGGATTAGAAATAATAAGTAAATTAAAAACTTATGATTTTAAATGGAAAGAAGCTGGGATAAGGGACTATGGAATGATGGCTCACGAATTACAAGAAGTTTTACCAAGTTATGTAAGTGGAGAAAAAGATGCTATGAATCAAGATGGCACAATTAATCCACAAGGGGTAGATTATTCTAAATTAGTACCAATATTAATTAAAGGTATGCAAGAACAACAATCCTTAATTCAAGAACTTTCTGCTAAAGTATCAGCATTAGAGAATAAATAAGTCAATATGCAAAACTTAGGAATATTTAAACCAACATCAATTACTTTAATTATCAATGGTAAAAAGTACGAAGGTTATAAAGCACCTATGGATTTGTTTACTTATTCAATCGAGATATTAAGGTTAAATGATGGGTTAAATCCAGACAAAACATTGCTATTAGAGAATAAATCATAAATTTGTAAAAAATAATCATATGACATTAAGCAACGAACAATTACAACAGTTAGAAGCTATTTTATTGGAAACACCATTCAAGTATGCTCAACCTATTTTAAACATCTTACAAAAGGCTGCTCAAGAACAAGCACCTAAAGAAGAAGTAAAAGAAGATTAAGATGAGCCATCACGATAGTAACCAACCGATTCTGAGTATATTTTTAAGCATAGGTGCTACTTTGATAAGTTTTGGGAACTTTGTTCCAGTATTTCAACTTACTGCGGCATTGGTTGGTACTATCTCTGGTTGTATTGCTATCTACAAGCAAACTAAAAAGAAAAAGTAATGAAGTCAGTTGTTATTACATTGCTAATAGCAGTACTGATATTTTTCATCTTTGATAAGTCAAAGTACATAGGCGATAAGCCAATCATAGTTACGCAAATAGATACTATTTATTCTACCGATACAATAGTAAAGTATAAAAAGGGCAAAGACATTCCATTTGAGATTTACCGAGTTTTAGAAGATTCTATCTTCATACATGACACTATACAAGTTTTAAGCGATTACTACGCTACAAGGGTTTATAAGGATACAATTACTCAAGATTTAAGCAAGTTTTACATACAAGATTCTATTTCCCAGAACAAGATACAATCAAGGCTATTTAAGGCTGAAATTGCCTATAAAACGATTTACAATACTACAACTATAACCAAAAAAGATAAGAGTGCCATTTATTTGGGCTTTTTAACCGATTTAAGGGCATTTGACAATAAATTAGGGTTAGGGCTTGGCTTGGGATATTACACCCCAAAAAAAGGCTTATTTTTGTTAAACGCTACAACAAACAATTATAGTTTAGGTTATTATAAAAAGTTTTAATATGCTACCAATAAAATTTAAGGAGTTTGCTAAGAACCCAGTTGTGGGAACTTTATTTATCGTAATGGGTGCCATTGGTGCTTTGTATATAGACATTCGTTCTACGTTCCAAGACCAAGCAAAAAGCCAAGATGTACGCATAGAGAAGTTAGAGCATAGAGTTGATGTGGTTAGTGATGCCTTGAGAAAGTCAGATAGTTTATCAGCGGTTTCTACTACTAAACTTTCTACTTTGGCTGAATTAGGAGCAATTAAAGGTTTAAAATAATGAGATGGCTTTTATTAATCTTTTTGGCTGGGTGTGGGGTTACGGCTCAAAGCCCAAGTGAAACAATAAAAGAAGACATTGAGTTAGAGAAACTTTTAGGCAAGATTAACCAGAACATTGAACTAACTATAAAAGTTCAAGACAAAGCAGACAAAAAACAAAAACAAATAGTAACCGAAGCCGTAACGACAATAAAAGAACTAAAGGAGGAACTAAATGAAACAAAAGCAAAGCTGGATAGTGTTAGTACTGATTCTATTGTGCCATTTAAGTTACTCCCAATACCCTATTAAAAGATTTTATAAGGGTGATTCAGTTATTATAATGTCAGTTGAGCAAGGCGAAGAAATAAACAAATTGTATAGTAAATACAACGATACAATAAGTTTACTAAAAGAAAACTTAAAGATTAAAAACATTAAATATGACTCTATATTCAATACAATATCTGCTCAAAAAGATAGCTTCTACAATTGGAAGTATAAATACTCACTTAACAAGTCTTTATATCAAGACTGGGAAGAAAACCAAAAAAAAATAGATAAGTTACACGCTTGGAGTAAGATTCTATTAATTTTCATAATAGTTTTTCAATTCAATCAATTACAATAAGATGAAACAATTTTTTACTGAAGACAACGGAAGATATAGCATGAAAAGACTTTGTGGGTTATTATGTACTATTGCTTTGTGTGCTACAATGTATCACAATCAATTTAGTGAGGAGCATACTGCTCCAAGTGCTATTTTAGTAGAGGCGGTTGCTATGTTAGCGTTTGGCACATTAGGTTTAACATCAGTTGAGAAAATATTTAAAAAGAAAGAAGATGCCGAATAACGAGAAAAGAGCCTTTGCCGTTGGCATTGTCGTTTGGATTGTTTGTATTTGTATCTTTGCTAAACATTTGTTATGATAAGTAAGAAAGCTATTGATTTAATTATCCAACATGAGGTTGGTGGTCGTGCGGTTTACGAGAAGAAATACCAAAAGCCAATTTGGGCTGGAGGTGAGTCTGGGCTTACGATAGGCTTGGGCTATGATGTTGGCTATGCTAAAGAATCTGACTTGTTTGCTGATTGGTCAGCATTGAACCTCAACTTCTTAAATGCTATGAAAAGATTTTGTGGGGTAAAAGGTGAGGTGGTTAAGTCAATGCTTAAAGGCGAAGTATTAAATGTTGTGATTCCGTACAATATTGCTTATGATGTTTTCGTTAAGAAGTCAATACCTAAGTATTACGCAATGACTAAAAGAATTTATCCTCAATTAGATACCTTAAACGAAGATACCAGAGGTGCTTTGGTTTCTATGGTATATAACAGAGGTTCAAAGATAGAAGGTGATTCTCGTAAAGAAATGAAGGCTATTGTTGAGTTGGTGGCAAAGCAAGATTATGAGGGCATAGCTGAACAAATTGAAAAGAGCAAGAGATTGTGGGAGGGCAAAGGATTAGACGGGTTGGTAGTTAGACGTGAAAGCGAGGCAGACTTGATAAGGTCAAGTATGGCATAAAAACAAAAACCTACATAATGGCTGAAAGAACAACAAGGAGAAGGCTATTCTTTGACATAGAAACCTCTCCAAACATCGGTCTATTCTGGGAAGCTGGATACAAAAAGAATATTGACTATTCAAACATAGTCAAAGAAAGAGCCATAATTTGCATTTGTTACAAGTGGGAAGATGATAAAGAAGTAGAAGGACTTTACTGGGATTCCAAGCAGAACGATAAAAAGATGCTTGAGAAGTTTATACAAGTAGCGAATACTGCTACCGAATTAGTAGGACATAATGGAGATAAATTTGATTTAGCATGGATTAGAACCAGATGCTTGTTTCATGGGATACCAATGTTTCCTAATTACATTACAATAGATACGTTAAAAATTGCAAGGTCTAAGTTTAGATTTAACTCTAATAGATTAAACTACATAGCAGATTTTTTAGGCATAGGACAAAAGATTAAAACAGAGTTTAACCTTTGGAAGGATATTTTGTTACATAAGGATAAAAAGGCTATGGATGATATGCTTAAATACTGCAAAAAGGATGTAATATTGCTTGAGAAGGTATTTAAACACTTAAATAACCATATACCATCTAAATCTCATTATGGGGTGCTTTACGGAGGTCTAAGAGCATCTTGCCCAGAGTGCGGAGCAGATGGAGATAATATTGTTAGAAATAACATAAGAACAACTGCAAGTGGGGTAGTAAAAGTACAAATGAGGTGCAAGGTTTGTGGTAAATTTCATACAAAAACCGATAAATAATGAGCCAAGTAACCGAACAAGTAATAAACGACATAAACGCAAGAGAACAAAAAGGATTTGAGACATATGGTACAACAATGGATAGAAACGATTTAACTCAAGACCAATGGCTTAACCATGCCTACGAAGAGGCTTTAGATTTCGCTATATATTTAAAGAAACTATTAATTATTAGAAATGGCAACATATAAATTACCAAAGGGATTTTCACGTATGAATTTAGAAGAACAAGAGTCGGCTTTAGTTAATGAACTAAAAAAGATACACGAAGTAGAAAGAGAAATTACAAAAGCGTTAGCAAAGGTTAGAGGTGGACACAAGTACACTCCTAAAGAAATAGACCGCCCAGATTTGGCGGCTTTAAAAGATGCCTAAGATTAGAATAATATATAAGAAGCTGGGCAAAGAGAAGGCTCATGGCATCGCTTGTAGTGATGGCGAAATTCTTATTGATTCAAGGCTAAAAGGCAAAAAACATTTAGAGATATTAATACACGAAGTCATGCACTTGTTAAACCCAGAGGATAGCGAGGCAGAAATAGTGCGTAAAAGTGTTGCCCTAACCAAGATACTATGGAAAGAAGGATACAGAAGGGTAGATAACCACGACAAAGACTTGCTCCAAGACGGCTCAAAATAGAAGTCTTATCTTTGTGTTGTTGTTTTTTCATAGTTCTTAGGTTTCTCCCAGTGTAAAAAGCTGGGAGTTTTTTATTACATTTGTCATAATTCATATTGCATAGTAAATTAAGGTTTATCCGTCCTTCGTTTCTACGAGGGACTTTTTTATACCCTAAAGCGTATAAATAAGAATAAATACGGATAATTATATCCTATTAATAGTAATACTGCTTAAATTGACACATATTTAAACTATATAAGTCAAAAAAGGTTTTTTTTGATATATAATTCTATATCTTTTGCTAAAATCTTTAGTAAAATGTTAAAATTATGCTAAAGCCTAAAAATAATTGTTAATAAATTTGGTGGATAAGATATGTGGATATATCTTTACTTTATAAAACAAAACAATATGGAAAACCAAAACTACGCAACAGTAACTTTAAGTAACGAAGATTTAAAATTATTACAAGAATCACTAAGAGCATTATCATTGAAAAGAATTAATGTAGGTTGGGGCAAAGATGAAAATATTGAAAGACTTTATCATGCAATTTCAATGGTAATTAATAATGATACTTGTACATCAAATTCTGAGTCTCCATTAATGAACTCATAAAAATACAGAGTTGTAGCATAGGTATATACTCTTTAAAAATGAACCAATGTCGGTTAAGTGTGAACGACTAAAACACTCAAAAAGGTGCAAAGCCTATTTTTAAAAAATAAAACCTTAATTATGGACTGGCAAACAACCATCTATTATGCCCAAGACGGCATCGACTATCAACAAGTATTTAATGCTCCACATCTACCAAGAATAGGAGACAGTATTATTACAAACTTTGGCAAAGAAGTCAAACGCATTATGTTTACAGTAGAAAGCATTACTTTCTCAAACATGAGTTACTCAATTATCATCACTTTAAAACCTTAAACTATGAACAAGTACGAAAAAGACTCTATCAATCCTATGTATGCTTTTATTATTGTATTAATAGGATTTATCTTAACCGCATTAATAGAAAACCTTTAAACCTACAATTATGGAATTAATCTATCAAGGGAAACAACTCATACTGCACAAAAGAGCAGCTTGTCTATTAGAACTATTAAAGTCAGCACAAGCAAGACAAACGCTATTTGAGAAAGACTTAGCTAAATGGAGAAAAGGCACTTATGATGAGCCTATACGTTTAATGCAAAAGGAGGAGGACATTTTAATAAAAATAGCCAGAATGAATGAAGTGCAAAAGCGTATTTTAAAATCATATCATTTTTTAATCTTGGATTTGTACGAAATCACCGAAGATTTCATGCTACCAATTAACCTATTACACTTTTAACTATGACACCAAGACAGAAAGCAAAAGAATTGATTGAGAGGTTTAAACATGCAGATGAAGCATACTATCATGAATCATTTAAGGATTCTGACTTAGGGAAAATATGTGCATTGGTAGCAGTAGATGAACTTATAAATGAAGTTTATAATATTAGCCATCAATACACTGCTGTATATAATAATGAAACAAAATTCTATAATTATACAGATAGCAAAGAATTAAAGTTTTGGAAAGAAGTTAAACAAGAAATAACAAAATTATGAGTTACATAGACAATAAAAGCTATTATATCAAGATGAACCAGATTCTTGAATTAGAGAATGAGATGCTAAGAAAACAAATTAAAGAACTAAAACAAAAATTAAATGAACTACTGGACCCAACCTTTAATGAAGGAAAAATCGGGGCTAAAAGCCCAAATAGAGAAAGCGGAAATAATAATAGCTAAGGTTGCTACATTTTACGGAATGGCTAACAAAGATATTAGAGGCAAATGCCGCCAAAGGGAATTAGTTAAAGCCAGATGGATTGCCATGTACTTTATAAGGCAACAAACAGACTTTACCTTAAAGACCATTGGAGATATGTTTGGGCGAGACCATACTACTGTTATCCATGCTTTAGAAACAATAAAGGATATTATGTCTTTAAAGTACGAAACCGATTTAAAAGAGGATTTGATAAATATTAAAAGATTTATTTGATTTATTCACAAATTAGTTATACTTTTAATTATTAAATAACAAAAAACCTATACTATGCAAGAACTACAACAGATTAGACCGACCTATGAACTTATTAACAAAGATAGTCTTTTAAGCCTATCAAATGAGTTAGCAAGTCTTATCAAAGAGAAAAAACTTAGCACTAACATTCAAGGCAAACAATTTGTAAACGTTGAGGGCTGGGGTTACGCTGGAGCGGCAATTGGATTGATTCCAATTATTACCGAAGTAAAAGACCTAAGCAAAGAAAACGAAGTTAAATACTGGGCAACGTGCGAGGTGCGAAACATTACAACAAATCAAGTAGTATCAATTGGACACGCTATCTGCTCCAACAAAGAAAGAACCAAAAGAACGTTTGATGAGTACGCTATATGCTCAATGGCTCAAACAAGAGCAGAAGGCAAGGCTTATAGATTACTTTTAGGCTGGTTAATGAAAGCGGCTGGTTTTGAGGCCACTCCAGCAGAGGAGATGGACTTTAGCAAAGAACAAGCACCTTACATTAAGAAACACGATAGCAAAGACAATTTAGTAGTAGCTATTGATTTTTGTGAGAGTTTAACAGAGTTAAAACAACTTTACGAACTAAATATCACAATGATACAACAGAACCAGTTGAACGAATTATTTACCAACGCTAAAAAGAACCTATAATGAATACCTTAGTAATATTAGAAGGCTTAAGGGAAAATGTTAAGTTTTGGCAGTACAAGTTTGACACTTGCAAACCACACGAGGCAAGAGAAATGCAACAAAAAGTACTCGGTGCAAAGCAAGTATTAAAAGAGTTTAAAGTAAAATACATGCCACATTTATTAGTGCCACCAACACCACCAAAAAGAGAAATTTCAGTTAGAATGTCTGACTGGAGTGAAAACTTTGAGGAATATCAATTTTAACCAATAAAACAAACAAAATGAAAGTATTAAACATTTGCCAAGAGGACATTAAATGGAAGCCAGTACAAACTAAATCTGGTATTAAGCATTACGCTAATATCGCAGTAGATTATTTAAAAGAACCAGACGATAAAGGCAATACAGTTACCGTTTGGAATAATCAAACCCAAGACGAACGAGCAGAAAAAAAGAAAAAAGAGTATTGCGGCAGAGGCAAAGAATATAAATTTGATGCTAAAAAAGAGTACGCAAACACTAACAAACAAGAACAAGAAGATGCTGATAATATGCCATTTTAAACTTTAACAAAACTTTAACAACTATGAAAACCCAAAAAGAACAAATCAAAAAGTATCTATTAAGTAGAAAAACAATTACCCCTATCCAAGCCTTAAATAAATTTGGCTGCTTTAGATTAGCAGCGGTTATTTATAAGCTAAAGAATGAAGGCTTAAAAATTGTTACTGAAATGGAATACAATAAGAACAAACAATTTGCACGTTATAGGTTAGTTTAGTATATTTGCAACGGATGTAGGATATCCATTATTAAACTTATTGGCTCAAAGCTGAACCCTCAATCCTACTGGGGGGAATGCCGAGAGCCTTTTTATTTATGAAAAATAATAGTTACTATTTTAGCCACGATTACAATGCGGCTAATGATACTAAGATTTTGTTTCTTAGGCATCAATTAGGAATGGAAGGTTATGGAATTTATTGGTTTTTGATTGAGCAATTAGCCAATGCTGGAGGTAAATTACCTTTAGAATTAATCCCAGTTTTAACAATGCAAATGCAGTCTACGGATGTAAAAGTTAATGGGGTAGTACACAATTTTGGGCTATTTACGATAGAGCATGATGAGTTCTGGTCTGAACGTTTACAAGAGCATTTAGAACTAAGAAACAGATTAAGCGAAGGAGGTAAAAATGGGGCTGCTAATAGGTGGGCTAATAGGGGGGCTATTGGGGGGGCTAATGCAAAGGAAAGGAAAGAAAAGGAAATAAAAGGAAAGGAAATAAAAGAAAAAAAAGTAAAGGAAAGTAAAGTACTAACTCTTTTTAGTGAAAGTATTTATAATGATATAAAAATATTTGAGTCAAGTTTTTTGGGTACTCAATATGAAGGTGCTAATTTTACTTACTATCATGAAGTAATTAAAAATTGGTCAGATTCTACTGGGAACAAGAAAAGGGATTGGATTGCCACCGCAAAAAATTGGATGGCAAAAGATATGACAAAAGGAACTTTTATTGACAAAAATTATAAGCCAAATGCAAATAATCAAACAAAATCAAGAGTTAGCCACGCTACCGAAGAACAGTTTATCCAGACTGCTTTTAAACGCAATGGCGGTTGGTAGTACTGGCGAAGTACACAATCAAATGTGCCGATATAAAGAAAATGGAGAACCAAATCATTTATCGGTAATGCAAAACATACCTAAAGACCAAAGGTTACCCCAAATAGCTAAAATTTACGGAAACGATAAAATAGCAACTGTATTAGGTAAGCAAATAACCAGAACTCTTTTAAATTTTAATTTAAGAGTGGGAATGAATACAGAGCAGATTTATGATTTAAGTTTGGCTTTGATTGAAACGGCAGAGGAGGATAATTTAGCTATTGAGGACATTATGTTATTCTTAGATGGTTTGCCTAAGTTTAAATACGGCAAAGTTTACGACCGTATGGATATGCCTACATTTTTTGAGATGTTAGAAGTATATCGTGAACAAAGGCACCAAGCGTATGTTAATGCTAAAGAGGAGGCACACGCACAATTTAAATCAATGGGCGATACTAACAGAATGTCAAATGATACAGACAAAGAGGCTAATCGTAATGCAATGAATGAATATTTAAAAAACCAATATAAATAAATAATTGCCCAGCTTAAATTTATTAATTAACAAATGGGTGTTGGTTATGTAAACGGCTGGGCATTAAACTTTAAACTATGAAAAATTATGTAGATAGAGAAGTTCTTTTACAAGTTAAAAGAATTTATAGTCAAGATGAAGTAATTGCTGATTTGCATAGGCAACTTAGAGAAGCAAATTTTAAAATTGGTGTATTAGAAAGTGAAGTTGCTGAACTTGAAGATGAAAATAAAGTTCTTCGTAAAAATGGAGAAAGAAATAGACAAGATGAATATATAAAAAATTTAAAACAAGTAATAGAGCAAACATTAAAATCCAAGCAGAAATATAAAAGACTTAGTGAAGAATTAATGTATAAAAATGCAGATTTGAATTATAAACTACTTAACCAAAACAAATAACTATGAAATGGATTAAATTTTTCTTTATTAGTGTTCCTTTAGCACTACTTTTAATAACTACTGCAAACCTTTATTTTGAATTTAAACGATGGAGAAAATGATAGCAAGTGGAACTGAAAATGCAAGACCAATAAAAATGATTGACATAGAAACAAAAGATGTAACCATATTTAAAAGCATAGCTTATGCAGTTAGAACAACTAAAGTAAATGAGTACGCTTTAAGGCAAGGATTAAGCCCATTAAAAAAGAAGCGATTTGAGGTTAATGGTAGAACTGTTGTTTTTAGGTTACATAACCCCTAACTTTGCCATATGGCATTAATAACAATACCGAAACTAACCGCAAAGGCTCAAAAGGTATTTAACGCATACATAAGAAAACGAGATAGCCAAAATGGTTACTTTACTTGTATAAGTTGTTTAGAAACTAAAACTACTGACCAAATGGATGCTGGGCATTTTGTACCAGTTAAAAGGTCAAGTGCTTTAAGATTTGATGAGTACAACGTAAACGGAGAATGTAAAAGATGCAATGGATTTGATGAGTTTCATCTTATAGGTTACAGACGTAATCTTTGCGACAAGGTAGGAGAGGGAGTTGTATTGTATTTAGAAAGCCAATCAAGACTACTTAAAAAGTGGTCAAGACAAGAACTAAACGAAATCATAGAAAAATATGGCGAAGGCAAACAGTAACAACAAAGTAACTTTTGGTAAGCGTAAATGTGGCAAAGCTAAAAAAACATCTGGTCCAAAAGACAAACCAGTAAAACCATATAATAGACAAGGCAGATGCTAATATCACAAATCAAACCGAACCCAGAAAACCCAAGAATTATTAAAGACCATAAGTTTAAACAACTTGTTGAGTCTATTAAGTCCTTCCCCCAAATGTTGGAACTTAGACCCATTGTAATAGATGAAAACAATGTTGTACTTGGGGGCAACATGAGATTAAAAGCGTGTATTGAAGCTGGGCTAACAGATGTACCAGTTAAGATAGCAAATGGTTTAACACAAGAGCAAAAGAAAGAATTTATTATTAAGGATAACATATCATTTGGTGAGCATGATTGGGATTTGTTAGCTAACGAATGGGATATACAAAGTCTTGATGATTGGGGATTAGACATACCAGCTTTTGCTAATAACGATATGATTGATAAAGAAGCCAATGCAAAGAAAAGTAAGACTTGCCCTAATTGTGGTGTATCTTTGTAATTGATTAGAAATTGATTAGAGAATATGGCAAACGAACAAAATTTAATACCAGCTAAAAAAGGCGAAGTAAGAAACCCAAACGGAAAGCCTAAAGGAGTACTTAACTCAAAGACAAGATTACTTAGACTACTTGAATTAGTTACTAAGGTTAGAAACCCAGTAACTGGCGAGGAGGAGGAGTTTAGCATAGCAGAACAATTGGATATGCAGATAATAGCTAAGGCAAGAAAGGGCGACCTTAAAGCATATGAGATAATCTTAGATAGATTAGAGGGTAAGCCTAAGCAATCAACAGAGGTAGAAGTTAGCGGTGGAGTAAACATAACTTGGGAGGAGAAAAAAACTTATGTAGGAAATACTGGTAGCCTATAATGGAATTATCAATAAAACAAACCATAGCCTTAGATTTACTTGAAGATAAAACCACAAATGAGATTTTATTTGGCGGTGGTGCTGGTGGTGGAAAAACTGCTTTAGGTTGTTACTGGCAGTTAAAGCAAAGACTTAAATACCCAAACACAAGAGGTTTAATTGGTCGTGCCGTACTAAAGACACTTAAAGAAACTACATTAGTATCATTCTTTCAAGTGGCAAAGATGCAAGGATTAGAAGCTGGTAAGCATTATAAGTACAATGGGCAGATGAGCCAAATAGAATTATTTAACGGCTCGGTGATTCTACTTAAAGACCTTTACGCTTACCCAAGCGACCCAAACTTTGACGAGTTGGGTTCATTAGAGATTACAGATGCATTTATAGACGAGGCAAACCAGATAGAAGATAAGGCACGAAATATTATTAAGTCAAGAATAAGATACCAGCTTGATGAAAACGAACTAATCCCTAAAGTGCTTTACACTTGCAACCCAGCAAAGAACTGGACCTACTCGGAGTTTTACAAACCACAAGTAGACGGCACAATAGCAAAGAATAAACAGTTCATCCCATCGTTAATTGACGATAACCCATTTATCTCAAGGCACTATAAGGAAAACCTTTTGACCTTAGATACAGTATCAAAGGAGCGTTTGCTATTTGGTAACTGGGAATACTCTAATGACCCATCAATACTAATCGAATATGACAAAATACTTGATGCTTTTAATAGCGGCTATTTACCTACTGGTCCACACTATATTACTTGTGATGTTGCACGTTTTGGCTCTGATAGCACTGTCGTTGGCATTTGGGATGGGTTTCGTGTTAAACTTCATCAATACAATGGCAAGTCAATTGTTGAGGTTGCACAAATAATAAAACAATTTCAAGCAGAGTATCAAGTTCCAACTTCTCATATTGTTATTGATGAGGATGGGGTTGGCGGAGGATGCGTTGACCTTATAGCTGGTTGTAAAGGTTTTGTAAACAATAGTTCTCCATTAGAAAACCCTATAACAAGACAAAAAGAAAACTTTGATAATCTTAAATCACAATGTTACTACAAGTTAGCAGAGTACATTAACGATAACAAAATCTTTATTAATGCAAGTGGCACTACTAAAGAAAAGATAATACAAGAGTTAGAGCAAGTCAAACAAAAGTCAGTAGATAACGATGGGAAAAAAGGAGTAATGCCAAAGGATAAAGTAAAAGCCTTAATAGGTCGTTCTCCAGACTTTAGCGATTGTTTAGCAATGAGGATGATTTTCGAATACACTCCTAAATTCCAAGTAAGCGTATTCTAATATAAAATCTTTAACTTTGACTAAAATATACACAAATGGGATTAT